CAAATAGAAATTAAATGATTCTACGTGGAAAATTTATATAATACTTTATTTACTTTGGATTATCGTATATAATAATAATTAGTACTAATTGAGCTGACGAGCGTTAATACGTAAAAACGAGCCTGACAAGGCGTAAATAATATGGATGAAAGGAAGAGTTGAAATGGTAGAGGAAAATAATGTAAATGTAGATGAAACAAATGAAAATAATGTTGAAAATAATGAAAATGTTGTTAAGGATGAAAAAATAACTTTTGAAAACCAAAAAACATTTGATGCTGTAGTAAGTAGAAGAATTGCGAAAGCTTTAAAAGCTGAGAATGAAAAAAGAGAAAATGAAAAAAGACAAAATGAATTATCTGAAAAAGAGAAGTTAAAACTTCAAATGGAAGAAACAGAAAAAAGAGCTATTGAAAAGGAAAAGGCTGCAAATACAAGATTGATAAAGGCAGAGGTTAAAAGTATAGCTTCAAACTTAGATATTATTGATCCAACAGCAGCATATAAATTGTTGGATAAAGATGATATAGAAGTTGATGAAAAAGGTGATGTTGTTGGAGTTGAAAAAGCTTTAAAATTGTTAATAGCTGAGAAACCTTGGTTATTAAAACAAAATACACAGCCGGCAAAGACAGGCGACGATACAAAAAATAACAAAAGCAACAATCCTTTAAAAAGTAATGGGAATGATTTTAATTCAATCATTCGTCAAGCAAGACAATTTAAATAATTAAGAGGTGGTTATTTTGGCAGGAGAAAATTACATTCCAAGGTATGATGTTGATGCATTGATGCCTGAAGAATATTCGAGGGATATAGTAGATAGTGTTCCTGAAATGTCTGCGGTTATGAGGTTAGGATATAAAGCTCAAAATATGTCAAGAAAACAAAGAAGGATTCCCTGTGTTTCTGTTTTGCCAGTTACATATTTTGAAAATCCAGGACCTGGATCAGTTCAAGAAGGTGAACAATGGAAAAAGTTATCAAGAATGGCATGGGAAAATAAATATTTAGATGCTGAAGGATTGAATGTAATAATTGTAATTCCTGAAGCTGTATTAAATGATTCTGCATATGATATATGGGCAGAGGTTAAACCGAAACTTCTTGAAGCATTTGGTGCTGCTTTTGATCAAGCTGTATTTTACGGAGTAGATGCTCCAGCAATATGGCCAACACCAATTGTCCAATCAGCGATAGCTGCTGGAAATAGTGTTGTAATGGGATCTTTAGGCGATATTTACGCTGATATTTTAGGAGTAGATGGCTTAATATCTAAGGTTGAAGAAGATGGATATTTCTGCGACGGACATGTTTGTGCGATGAAAATGAGATCTTACTTTAGAGGATTAAGAGCAACAACAGGAGAACCTATTTTTAAGGCTTTAGTAAAAGAAGGTGTTCAGGGTCAAACAGTCTACAAACTTGATGGAGATGATTGCATATTCCCACGTAATGGAAGCATTATTCCTGACTTAAGTATGCAGATTTCGGGAGATTGGCGTCAATTGATGTATGCAATTAGAGAAGATGTAAGTTGGAAACTGTTAGATCAAGCAGTTCTTCAAGATCCAGTTACAAAAGAAATTTTGATTAATTTACCACAACAAAATGCAATAGCACTTAGAGCAACAATGAGGTTGGCTTGGCAAGTTCCTAATCCTATAAACAGGCTAAACACTAATGAAACAACAAGATATCCATTTGCTGTATATCATAAACAAGGATCTTAAAAGTAATGAAAGTTAAATTTATAAAGGATATAGGGAACTATAAAGCTGGTAATGTTGTTGAGTTGGAATTGCTTCAAGCAAAAGCATATATGGAATGTAAAAAAGCGGTATTATACAAAGGTGAAACACCAAAAAATAATATAGAAGATCTTCCATATAAAGAGCTTAGAAAATTATGTAAAATAAATAAATTACCAGCGGTTGGCACAAGGGAGTCGATGATTTTAGCTTTAAATGGGGTGAAGTAATGCCTTATAGTTATAATAATCCACCTGATATTATTGTAAACCTACCAGAAAAAGCAAAAAAAATATGGATAAATGCATTTAATACAGCTTATGATAATAACAATAAAGAAAGTACTTGTATACAAATTGCATGGGGAGCAATAAAAAAGGCTGGATATTCAAAAAATAAAGATAATGAATGGGGAAGGTGGGAATAAAATAAAATGTATCTAACTGCAACAGAATACAATACATATACAGGAAGACCATCTTCCGAAGCTACAACTTTATTAATTAGACAGGCTTGTAAATTACTCGATTCACGAATAGGTAATCATGGTATTTATTCAAATGGATATAAAATAGATACAACTAATTCAACATGGTATGTTGATAATTATTATATTGTGACAACAGATCAAAAAGAAGCTGTAAAAATGTGGGTCGCTTCAATGATTCAAGAAATGGTTATTAATGGGACAACAGTAAATAATATAAAAGGTGTATCACTTGGAAGGTTTTCAGTTCAAAAAGGAAGTTCTTCAAGTAATCAAATTTTGCCTTCATCAATGGGATATATTGATAGTATTTTAATTAGTTCTGGAATTATTAAAAGAGAGTTGATGATTAAATGAGCATATCTATTTTTAATAATTTGATGACACATCAAATAGAGCTAATAAAAAGAGCGAGAACAAAAGAAGGAAATTTTAAAGATATTATTACTTATTCTGAAAAAGGGTTTTGTCAGTACGGAAATAAAATGATAAAACTAAAAACAGGTGAGGAAATAATGTCAACAGCTATTATCTTTTTGAAAAATGATAGTTCTATTGATGTAAACCATGAATACTGGAAAATAAATCATGCTTCACAGAGTAGACCATCTATGGAAGTATTGCAGATAGATCCAGTAGATGATCCAACTAATGCAGGTAATACCCATCATTATGAATGTATAGTGAGGTAATTATATGGATGGTTGGAAAGTTTGGTATGGAGATAAAGTAATACAATTGACGAATATTGCATGTGTAGAAGCAGTTCGTAAAACTGGGGAAATTGTTTTAGCAGCTGCAAAAAATGAAGTTCCTTTGGACGAAGGTACTCTGAGAGATTCTGGAATAGTTATCATGGCAGCAGGTAACGAGCCAGCGTGTTGTATAACGTTTGGTGGTGGTCAAGGAACAGGTTTTCCTATAGTACCCTATGCAATAAGATGGCATGAGACAACAGCAAATTTCCAACATGGAAGAAAAGCTTTTTATTTAAGAGATCCTTTTAATAGGTTGGCAGCTAATAAATTAAAAGACTTTATAAAAGAAGAGGTGGAAAAGATACTATGATAGCTGATGAATTTTGTAAATGGTTAGAAAATAATGGATTTGGAAGTTTTTCAGATAATGGGAATATATTTGATAATTTTCAACCTAATGATCCAGATAATCAAATAGCTGTATATGACTATCAAGCGCCATCAATTCCTGAATCGAGTTCTTTAAGTGTTGACCAGATAGGGATCAGAATTGTTGTAAGAAACAATCAAAAACAAGAAGCAAAAAGAATTTTAATGGAAATTCATAAAAGTTTTATTGGTTTTGGTGGATCTCCATTAATTGCTGGAAGTGATAATATTGTAACTGCTAGTTTTGTTGATATTGTACCTTATGGAATAGGTAAGGATGATAATAATAGGCATGAATATACTGTAAGTTATAGATTGAGAATAACAACAATTGAAAATGCATATAGATTATAACGAAAGGAAGTGATTGTATGTCAACAGTAAATACAGGGTATGAAGTTAAATTCGCAGGAACTGCCGTTCTTATAGATGGATTAGTTGTTGCAAAAGTAACAGCTTTTAACAATGATACTAGTATTTCAGAGGAAGACGTTACCGCAGCTGAAAATGTTATTCCTGGAACTGATGTTTTACATGGGGAATTCACCCCGATTGCAGTAAACGAAACAGCAGCAATTGAAGGAATAACTATAGAAAGAACTACTTCTGGAAGAGATGTTGGTCAAAGTGAATTAAAAGATGCAGCACAAAAAGG